AATACAGAACAGTTTGGTGACTGTTGCTGATGATGGTGCAATCACTGCTCCACAAGTCGGGAGCATGATTCCTTTTTATTATGCTAACCAAGCGGCTTTTCCATCTGCGGCTACTTCTCACGGTGCTTTGGCTCACAGCCATGCAGATGGAGCAATGTTTTTTGCTCACGGGGGTAGCTGGGTCAGAATATTAGATAACGGTGGGCCATTAGGTACACCAAGTAGTGGCACCTTAACTAACACAACAGGTTTGCCAATCAGTACAGGTGTATCAGGTTTAGGCACTGGTGTGGCAACGGCTCTTGCAATTGCTGTAGGTTCTGCTGGTGCGCCTGTGGTTTTCAATGGCGCATTGGGTACACCATCAAGCGGTACAGTTACAAATTTGACGGGTACTGCATCAATTAACATTAACGGAACTGTTGGCGCTACAACGCCTACAACAGGTACATTTACTACAGTAACGGCAACAACTGGCATCTTTGGGGGAACATTCTAATGGCGGCTACAAACTTCACACCAATTTCGCTGTACTTCAGCACGACTGCGGCGGCTACACCGTCTGCTGGAAATCTTGTCGCTGGCGAGTTAGCACTAAATACAACAGATGAAAAATTGTATTTTAAAAATACTGCTGGAACGGTAAAACTGTTGGCATCAAACGCCTCTACTGGTGCAACTGTCTCTAGCGTGGCAATGAGTGTTCCAGCGTTTTTGTCGGTTGCTGGTTCACCAATTACTTCATCTGGTACGTTAGCCGTTTCTTTGTCTGGTACAGCGTTACCAGTAGCTAACGGGGGTACGGGCTTAACAGCAGGAACCTCTGGCGGTATTTTAGCTTATACAGCAACAGGCACTTTAGCTTCTTCTGCTCTTTTGACTCAGTATGGTGTTCTCTACGGAGGTGGTGCTGGTGCGGCTCCTGCGGCTACTGCTGTAGGGACTGCAACTCATGTGCTGACTTCAAACGGCCCCGGCGTTGCACCCACATTTCAAGCGCCAGCGGCAAGCGGCATTTCAACAGGCAAAGCAATCGCAATTGCGATGATCTTCGGTTTTTAAGGAACTAACATGGCAAACCCAAACATTGTTAACGTCACAACGATTAACGGCACTACAGCGTATGTGCTACCAGCATCTACCGCAGTATCGGTTGCATGGACTTATGCTGATCCAAACACTAGTGGTTCTGTATCTTTGACGGGGTTAACTCCTGCGTCTGGAACGGTAAATAGAATCAACAACATTGTTGTGTCTAACACTACTTCATCGGCGGCAAACTGTTCGATAGCAATATCAAACAACCCAACTTATGCAAGCGGTACGGCGTACTACATTGCTTATCAGATTAGCGTTCCACCAAACGCTTCTTTGATTGTGGTAGATAAGACCACAGCATTCTATGTAACGCAATTTCAATCTGTTGGTGTTATTTCTGGAACAAGTAGTGCGTTGACCTATGTTGCATCATTTGAAGCAATTACCTAATCGGAGGTTCTCATGGGACTTCGATACACGGGCGGGATTCTCTCAGCCGGTTTAAACGGCATCAATTCACCTGTAACAACGGTGGAATACCTTGTTGTGGCTGGCGGGGGTGCGGGTGGTAATGCTGGCGCAGGCGCTGGTGGTGGTGGTGCGGGTGGTTTGTTGTCTGCCACGGGATATGCCGTAACGATTGGCTCAAGCATCACAATTACCATTGGTGCTGGCGGTGCGGCTATTACTTCTACTGGATATAACTTAACAAGAAATAATGGAACTGACTCAACTATTGTTGGTGGAACAACTATAACTGCAACGGGCGGCGGCGGCGGATCAGGAGGAAACCAAACAGGTGCTAATGGCGGTTCTGGCGGCGGCGGTGATGGCGGTTACACAAGTGCTGGTGGTACTGGAACGGCTGGACAAGGCAATAACGGGACTGCTGGTGTTTATGGGAATGGTGGGTTTTATTATGCTGGTGGTGGCGGCGGCGGTGCTGGTTCCATAGCAGGTGTAGCTTTTTGTGCATCAGGTGCTGGTTCTGAAACGGGTGGTCAAGGCGGTACTGGAATAGCATCTTCAATTTCAGGCGCACAAGTTTTTTATGCTGGTGGCGGTGGCGGTGGCACTCACAATAGTCAAGGAACCCCATTATCAAATGGCGGTTTAGGTGGAGGCGGTGGTGGTGGTCAAGGCGGTAACCTTGGTAATGCTGGTTACCCTTTTACACTTGCAAATGGCGCAAGCGGTTTTGCTAATACTGGTGGAGGCGGTGGAGGCGGCGGTGCTAGTTCGCCACAAAGCGGTGCTGGCGGCTCTGGCATCGTAATCCTACGCTACCCTGCATACCAAGTCCCAGCCACATCAACAACAGGCTCTCCTGAAATGTACATTGCAGGCGCATGGCGCGTATATAAGTTTGTTGCCTCTGGCACTATCACATTCTGAGGTTCTATGGCAAACGGTTTATTTAATCTTAAGCAAGTCATACAAGCTGTTCAGCAAGGTGGCTGGCCTGCCCAAAGAACTCCGTCAGTTGAATACTTAGTTGTCGCTGGCGGTGGTGGGGGTGGTTCAGGCTATGGCTCTGATGCTGGTTCTGGTGGCGGTGCTGGCGGTTTGTTAACTGGTATTGACCCTGTTCCTAATGGACAAACACTTTTAGTAACTGTTGGTGGTGGCGGTAACGGAGCAACCAATGGCGCAAATACTACAGGTTCAACTGGAGTAAATTCGGTATTTGGAAATATTACTGCTTTGGGTGGCGGGGGTGGGCAATCCCCAACTATATTAAGAGCAGGCGCATCTGGTGGTTCTGGTGGCGGTGCAATGGACACAGGTGTAGGGGGAAGCGGCACATTTGGCCAAGGCAATTCAGGTGGCAACAGTACTGGAACTGCTGGTTTAGAAGCCGGTGGCGGCGGTGGAGCAGGGACAGTAGGATTGAATTCTAGGGACGGCTCTAGAATTGGTGGAAATGGTGGTGCAGGAATTGCTTCCGCAATCAATGGAACAGTTACTACTTATGCTGGAGGTGGCGGCGGTGCTGGTGCGGCCGCATCAAGTATTGGGGGCCAAGGCGGTGTAGGTGGTGGCGGAGGTGGTTATGGTGTAGCCACAAGTTATTTTGCTAATGGAACACCAAACACAGGCGGGGGTGGCGGGGGTCACGGAGACAACGGACAAGCAGGTGCAAATGGCGGTTCAGGCATTGTCATTATTCGCCATCCAGTTGCATACGCTGACGCAACTTCATACTCACCAGCGACAAAAACAACGGTTAACGGGTATACGATTTATACCTTCCTTGCCTCTGGAACAATCACCTTCTAAGGAATAGACATGAGTAATAGACTGGGTGGTTTTATTGCAGGGCAGAACATCAGTGCTTCTATTGGCACGTTCTCGGCTGTAAGTTCACCAACCTTTACCTTTGGTTCTACACAAGGAACTCCTGCTGTGGGTCAGGCTATACAGTTAACAACTACTGGCACTCTGCCAACGGGCTTATCTACAAACCTAACGTATTACGTCATCAGCACAAGTACAAACACTTGCCAACTTTCCACAACACTTGGCGGCTCTGCTGTCACGTTCACAAACAGTTCAGGTTCTGGCACTCACACTGCTGTAACCCAACGCGCATTCAATCCTTATGCTGGCGCTCCTGATACTGTTGAGTATTTGGTTGTGGCTGGAGGTGGCGGTGGTGGTGGTCAGATTGGCGGTGGCGGTGGCGCTGGTGGTTTATTGACTGCTACTGGATTTGCCGTTGCCGCAGGTTCTGCGCTAACTGTTACTGTTGGCGCTGGTGGCTCATGTAATACAAGTAACCAAAATGGAACAAACGGTAACAACTCTGTTTTTAGTTCTATAACTGCCACAGGTGGTGGAGGTGGTAACGGCAATGGATCATCAACTGCGGCTGGTTCTGGTGGTTCTGGTGGCGGGACTAGCGACAGTGCTTCAAGCGTGGGAATTGGAACTTCTGGTCAAGGATTCAATGGTGGGGCTGTAGGTGGAGATCAGTCTGGTGGTGGTGGCGGTTCTGGCTCTGTAGGACTTAATGGCGTTGCTGGTGGAATTGCTGGAGGCGGTGGGACTGGAACTTGCTCAACCATTACAGGACAACGAGGTTTTTACGCTGGTGGTGGTGGTGGGGCTTCATACAATATTGCTAATGCTGGTGGATTAGGCGTAGCTGGTGGTGGTAATGGCGGAGTTTATACTACAGCCATAAAAGAAACATCTGGAGCAGTAAATACAGGTGGCGGTGGCGGCGGCAATTCTGGGGTTGTCGGTTTTGACTCTAGCGGAGGCTCTGGAATTGTCATCGTTCGTTACCCACAACTCAATTCTGCCCCAGCTATGGTGACAGGTTCCCCCCAAGTAAACTATGCAGACGGTTATCAAATTTACACTTGGACTTCTTCTGGTTCAATCATTTTCTAAGGAGCAATCATGAGCCATTTCGCAAAAGTAGAGAACGGTGTAGTGACGCAAGTCATCGTCATCGAGCAGGACGTTTTAAACCTTGGTCATTGGGGCGACCCAGCTTTGTGGGTTCAGACCTCGTACAACACTTCTGGTGGTCAACACCCTGAAGGCAGACCATTGCGTAAAAACTACGCTGGTATTGGAATGTTGTATGACGGCGTTGGCTTTCATGCGCCACAGCCTTTCCCAAGCTGGACTAAGAACGCAGATACATATCTCTGGGAAGCACCTACCCCCATGCCTGTTGTAGAAGGCAAGATGTTTACATGGGACGAACCCACAACATCTTGGGTTGAAGTCGTAGCACCCGCCTAATAGGAATAATCATGGCTCAATACAGTGGAATGTGGACGCTCAGTCAAGTCAGTCAAGCCGTAAAAGACTTGAATTGGACGGGCATTCCTCCGTCTGTTGTTGAGTATTTGATTGTTGCTGGAGGTGGAGGTGCTGTTCATGGTGGTGGGGGGGCAGGTGGTTTGCTTGCAGGGTATGCAGGTATTACCCTTGGTTCCTCGTATTTTGTAACTGTTGGTGCTGGTGGCCCAAATAACACTAATGGGGGAAACTCTGTTTTTGATGCGACATCTTCTGCGGCTACTACTGGACGTATTGTTGCTTCAGGCGGTGGTACGGGAGGTACAGTCAATCAACCCAGTAGCGCATCATCTGGTGGTTCTGGTGGCGGCGGCGGGCCAGTTGGTGGTGGAACATCTTTCGGTGCGGCAGGGATTTCTGGGCAAGGAAATGCTGGTGGCGGCAATAATGGTCAAGGCTCTAATCCTTATCCTGCTGGCGGTGGTGGAGGGGCAGGAACAGTAGGATTAGTACCCCCCTCAAGTACGGTGGCTGGAAATGGCGGCGCAGGGATTGCATCTGCTATATCTGGAACTGTTACGGCTTACGCTGGCGGTGGTGGAGGGTGTGTTTATAGTAGTACTCAAATTGGCGGAGTAGGCGGCGTTGGTGGTGGTGGTGATGGCTCAAATGGTACGGGCGGTACAGGCACTGCAAACACTGGTGGAGGCGGAGGTGGCGGTAATTCAGGTTCCGCAGGCGGTTCAGGCGTTGTCATTGTTCGCTACCCCGGCTCAATTCAATATTTCACTGGTGGCACAGTAACTTGTGTTGCCAATAGCGTCATTCATACGTTTACATCTTCTGGCACGTTGGCTCCTACTACGCCAACTGCATTGGTTAATTTGCCTGTTAATACAGCAGTTTTCTATTCATCCAACACATGGACTGCGCCTGCTGGTGCTACTCAAGTGGAATACTTAGTCGTTGCTGGTGGCGGTGGCGGAGGTGCAGGATATTACGCTGGCGGTGGCGGTGCTGGCGGATTCCGCACTGCTACAGGACTGGCCGTGACTGCTGGTACAACATACACCATAACTGTAGGCGCTGGTGGTAACGGCGCTGTTGTTGAGACTAGTCGTGGTAGCAACGGGATTGACTCAGTATTTAGTTCTATAACTTCTGCTGGCGGTGGTGGTGGCGGATCACGAAATAACAATGCTTCTGGCGGTGTTTCTGACGGTGCGGCAGGTGGTTCAGGTGGTGGCGCTAGTTTTGATACTTCTAGTGGCGGCGCGGCTTCTCCAGCGGGTCAGGGTTACGCGGGTGGCACTAACAATGGAAGTCAATATGGCGCTGGTGGCGGTGGCGCTGGTGCTGTTGGTACTAGTGCGGCGGCGGGTACAGTATCGCCCGGAGGTGTGGGCCTAACATCATCTCTTATTGGCACTTCTACATATTATGCTGGTGGCGGTGGTGGCGGTAAATCTTCAGTAACTTCTTCTGGTGGTAATGGAGGTGGGGGCGCTGGCGCAACTAATACGGGCAATATCCTTGCTGTAAATGGAGCGACTAACACAGGCGGTGGCGGCGGTGGCGGTTTTCAAGATGCCACTTACAAAGGCGCTAACGGCGGCTCTGGCATCGTAATCATCAAGTGGAGCTAATCTTGGAAGCAACTGAGACAAAGCTTGCCGTACACGAAGCCATCTGCACTGAACGATACAACAGCATTGATCGTTCACTCCGTGATGGGGACAAGCGCATGACGAAGATTGAGTATCTTTTGTATGGGGTAATCGTGTGTGTCCTGTTTGGCCCCGGCGTTGCAGGCGAACTACTAAAAAAGGTTTTGGGGCTATAGCATGTGGGATTGGGTGGAAGCTATCGTAGCCGCCGCCGCAATCTTTTGCTTTGTGGTATTTTGCTCTTACGTGATTGCATGGGCTGGGATATGGTAAATGCGTTGGCTCATATTGTTATTGCTGTTGGGGCTAGTTGGAGCCGTAGCCAAGAATGGCTGTTATGTCCGCGAGTTCTATGGAATTGGTCATACAGTTCACAACCCCATAGAGCGTCACACAGAGATGTTAGCGTGGTTAGATCGCAATGCATCCCACTGCAAGACAGACGAATACGTGATGATCTGGAACAACCTACCCAACTGGGCAGGAA